TTGGGTGAATTGGAGTTTGCCCAACGGATATATAAAGAAGGTGAAGTTGAAGTTGGTGAGGTTGTTGCCGGAGGTTTTGCGGCTCAGAGAATCACTACCGGGAACTTGACTGTGACGGATGGGGCTGTTATCGGTGGTATGACTATCACAGGGGGAGTGCTGACCGGAAAGAACATCAATATACAGAATGGTGCAAAGATCGGTAACTTCACCATTGTATCGGGTATATTTTCCGCCCAAAATACGCCCGCAGGCATACAAATGACTCTATCTAATAATGCAGCTACTTTTGACAGTAGCGGAGTACGTGTAGAACATAATTCGGGTGGTTATGCGTTGACTACTACGGGAAACGGAAGAGTGTTCTTAACAGGTTCAAATTTTTGGGTTCAGTGTAAGGACGTTGATTTTATGGGTGCTCGAACATGGAAAGCCCCGGGTGTTTTTTACGCATGTACGATTTTGGCAAACGGAGCAATCGGTAAAACATGGGGGAACCCTGACTTTTACATAACAAGAGTAACTAAAAACTCAACAGGGAGATATACTGTTAATACTACCGGTTCCAATGGGGACTACTTTGTTATGATTACAGCGTATGACTCTTCAAGATGGCTAAGTATAACAGTAGAACCATACTCAGAGGGACAGTTTACGTACAAAGTATTCGATGTAAATAAAGGCATGCTTGACGGCGGAGTTATTATTTATTTTTGTGGAATGGTTAAGTAGTTTAGTGTTTTAATTAACGGTAAGTTGGTTTGTACCTTCTTACCGCTTACCTTTGTACCAAATATTAATCAATTAATATAAAATTATGGAAAAGAAAAGTTTAGATTTTGATTTAAAGTCAGTAGTTTACACGAAAGAAACAAAAGTGATGGACTACCATTTCGAGACGGAAAACGGCAAGTACGTAGGTCAATTAACAACGGTATCGACAGAGCCGGACAAGTACAACATTACCCACTGTACGGCTGATGTGTCAGAGAAACAAATGGTAGAAATGCCTGGAACTTCCGGTAGTCCAATTCTGCAAGAACAATACGTTCCGGTCGGATCGCTTGCCATCCGTGACGGTCGCTTTGAGGCAAACCAGTTTCCTCTATCTACTAAGACATCCGCCTATGTGAACGACTTTCAAAACTTCATTTTTGCGTTAACCGCACCTAAAACAGTAGAATAATGAATGTCACACAAGAACAGTTAAGGTTAATGCTTGTATCGGCAATTAGTCCGATACTTGCGTTTCTCACCCCTACGAGCGGTTTTATAACCGCCCTTGTGTTCATGTTTGGCTTTAACATTATTTGCGGCATGCGTGCCGATGGGGTTAATTTGTCGGTAAATGGTGTTCGTAGGTTCACTATGCTGAAATTCATCTCAGCCGTGCAGGAACTTATTTTATACATCCTTGTGATAACCGTTATCTTTTCGTCTGTGGCTAAGATGGGGGATCACGACGCAGCCGTTCTATCGGCAAAGACGATTACATACGTCTTTATGTACGTATATCTGTCGAACGGTTTTAAGAACCTTTGTATCAGCTACCCGGATAACAAATCTTTCCGGTTAATATACCATATTGTCCGGTTTGAGTTTAAGAGGTTGATGGGAGAGAACGCAGCAAAGATAGTCGAGGAACACGAAGAAAAGATTGAGATTGAAACTAAGTAATTAACACGGGAGGTTTAACGCCTCCCTTTAAACTTTATCAAAATGAAGTATTTCACATTAAAAGAGCTAACACGCTCAACAACAGCAACGGCAAAAGGCATTGATAATACGCCAACACCGGAAGTTGAAAAGAATTTGACCTTATTAGTAGAAAACGTATTAGACCCTCTACGTGAGATTTACGGTAAACCGATCACAGTTAATTCGGGCTATCGGTGTCCGGAGCTAAACAAAGCCGTTGGCGGCTCTAAAACATCCGATCACGTGAAAGGTTTTGCGGCTGATATTACCGGAGGCAGTAAGGAAGAGAATGAACGCATTTTCAACATAATTAAGCACAATTTCCATTTCAAACAGTTGATAGATGAAAAGGGCTTTTCATGGGTGCATGTCTCCTACGATCCCTCTAATCTCAAAAACCAAATACTAAAACTATGAAACGACAATTATTTGCGTTTTTAGCGACTTTTGTGCTTTGCCTTGGCATTGTGTCGCTATTACTGATAAACGCTGATTTGCGGAAGAAAAAGGCTATTGCAGAAAGAAATGTTAGCGTCCTCACAACTCAGAACGTTGCGTACCGGACGAAAAGCGGTCAAAGTGCCATGAAGGCAGAGGAATTGAATCTGACTTTAAATCAGTACCGGAACACCATACAAGGGAAGGATAACACTATAAAAGAGCTAAAGCAGTCTATTAAGGACTTGAAAAGTCACACAAGCGTTCAAACATCAACTGAGACGCATTTTAGCACGGCTGCACGGGATAGTATTGTTATTCGTGATAGTTTGGTTATCGACACAATGAAATGCGTAAATATGCGCTCTAAATGGCTTGATATATCCGGCTGCATAGATAGCAACGGAACGTTTGCCGGAACAACCGTTACCCGTGATAGCTTGGAAATATTAAACATAGAGCATAGAAAGCGGTTTTTGTGGTTTCGACTAAAGAAGGTGAAGTATAGGGAGTTTATCGTAACGAGCAAAAACCCACATACAGAGATAACAGGTTTTAACGTAACTACGATCATAAAGTGATAATTCTATGTTAAAACGGTTAATGCACGTTAAAGTATTTGCTACTGAGAAATATATCCGTATATTTGCAGCGTAGAAGTTATTACTAACGTCATTAACAGCGGTTATTGATTTTCATAGAATCATGTTTTTAGAAGATTTGTATCACATTTTATCTTAAACTGTCGGTATGAGAATATAGACAGTTTTTAATTAGAACATTTTCACTAACTATATATATTGGGTTTTTGTCATAATTACATTTTTCCCCCTCCGCTTGTGAAAGTAGAGGGGTTTTTTATTGCCTTATCCGAACACGCCTAAAAAGTTAAATTCGTGTTAAATATTAAACTTATGCTTTGATATTTAAAATATCTCCTTAACTTTGCAACATCAAAAGGAAACGAATTACTAACAATAAAACTTAGAATTATGGAAGAAAAGGAATTTATTTATTGCTTGACAGGAGAGATTAACGTATTAGGCACTGTCAAGGCTAAGACAATAAAAAGTGCTATGAAACTTGTGGCGGCTATTCAGAGAACGAGAATATTGAATGATCCGGAAAGAAAAACAATCTTTTGGAGTGTTTCACGTGCTGATCGTCCGTTTAAGTTAGGTAATATTGTGTATACAATATGCTATCCCGATGGGTCTATTCGTTCACATGTATGCTAACAATAAAAATTTAGAGTTATGGAATTAGTAAAATTCAGAGAGGCAAAGAGGATAATGGAAGAAAAAGCTTTTTTGCAAAAAACGCTTGAAAGGTTTCAGTCCGGCTATCTTAGTAGAACAGATTTATATTTCAGTTCGGGAAGTAGCGTAACATTTTCGAACGAGGATGGCGAATTTTATGAAGGTTTGTGCAAAGACTTAGACAATTTCATGAAAGAATCTATTGAAAATCGTATTGGCTATCTTGAATCTAAATTTGATAAACTATGATACGATCATTTAGTAAGTCGGGTTCAACATCTATGCTGACAGATAAGGAAAAAGCGTTTAACCGCTACTGCCTAACTAACAAGGAAGTTTCATATAACTTAATGCGTATAGAAATGGCAGTTGTTCAAATGTCGTATTACGGCAACCGTTCATCAGATGTCACGCTAACAACCGATAGTTCTGAGGTTTTGGATGCAATTTATACAGTCCTAACAAATGAAGGGTTTAAATACTCTTTCAATTTACCTAATAAAGTATTAACCATAAGTATTTTTTAATTTAAAATTTAATCAAAATGAAAGAAGAAGTAAAATTGTTCAGAGCGTTAATCATTGTTTTTGTGTTACTTGTGTTCACCTTCGTGTTAACTTCGTGCGGTGATGATAGTGACAATGTGTATCAAACAGAATATTCTATTGATGTTCCGGCATGGCAGACGGTTTATGTTAATGGTGAGGTTACAACGTCTATATCTCCATATGTTTGGGAACATGTGGACTTATCAGACAAATGTGTTAGAGTATTCTCAGCAGGGCATGTTAGTTATCACAAGGTTACAAAGGTGTCACACGATGATTTAGGCTTTACCGTTTATTCAATAGAAAGTATCAATAGCGAAAGGTTTGCATACAATAAGAATAAAGGTATATTGCAATATTGGTGCACAAGAAATGGCATTGAAACCGTTGTTGTTTATCGTGAATTAAAGTAAGTTTCATTTTACCCTCACCCGGTGGCGGTTAACCGGGTTATTAAGTATGAAAGTAATTGTTAGATTTAAAGAAGAAGAAGAAATTACCAATTTTGAAGCTAAATACGGTTTAGAGGTAGAGAACCATAACGGACAAAGATATATCATTGAGTTCGATAATATGGGAAATTTGGTGGTTAATAGTCCGAAAGGTGCGTTATTGGTCAAACCACAATGCAGTAATAAAATATCAATTAGACCCGAATAACATGAAAGAGATAAACGAAACTCAATTACAGCTATCGACTAAGGGAAAAAGACTTCCCGATATGATAAAGCAGGCGAACGATATTCACGAACTTGTTAAGCAGAAACTTTCTGAGTATAACTCAATAGAGTATACCGATGATAATATAAAGGTGGCAAAAGCCGATAGAGCCACTTTAAACAAGGCGAAAAAGGGACTTAACGACAGCCGTATAGAACTGGAAAATGCTTGGATGAAACCATTCAACGAACTAAAGGATGTTGTTAACGAAACTTGTAAGCTGATCGGTGAAGCTTCTTCACGAATAGATAGTAAGATAAAAGAAACGGAGGAAAAGGAGAAGCAAAAGAAACTGGATCAAATAAGGGAGTATTTCGAGGAACACAATGAAAACCTTATATTGTTTGATTTTGCTTTCCGTCCGGAGTGGCTTAATAAGACCAAAGCACTTTCAGTTGTGAAAATGGAGATAGACGAATTATTTAAAACGGTTGACGATGATCTTAACAGACTGAAAGAGCATTTTGCGGGAGAGGCGTTTTATATTCCGGTTATCGACAAATATACGTCTACACTCGATTATAACAAGTCGTTCGACTATGGAAACCACCTAAAATAAGCTGCAATACAAGCCGCAAACAGACAGTTTGAACAGAAGGCGACAGATAACACGCCTCAGCAACAAAAGCCCGAAATTAAGCCTCAAAACGAGCCAAAGACGAACGAAGAAGAAGTTTATATTCGAGGCTTTAAAGTCCATGTAACGAGAAAGCAGGCTTTTTCGCTTGCTGAGTTTATGAATAGCCACAATATAAAGTTTGAAAGTATATCAATATAGACGGTAGCCCAATTGGGCTACCTTTTTTTGTTTTGTTTGCAATGGTTAATCTATTGTTAAAACTTAAAGTTTCACTTGAACTTTTAAATAATGTGCTTATATTTGCAGTGTCGAAAGAAACAAAGTAGTAACAATTAAAAATTAGAATTATGGATAAGTTTAGATTAACAAAAAAAGAAAAAGGGGATAAGTTTGTTTATACAGTTGTAGACGAAAAGAATAACGTAATTTCTACCCGTACATCAAAAAGAGATTATGTAGCGTGTACAGTTAATGGGGAGTTTTATTTCGGTAGAATTGATTTAATAGGAAAGGGAAAGCATGGTGAATGTATTTCATATTATACTAATATTATAAATGATCCGGAAAAGGAATACATAAAGTTTATTAATAGATTCGTACCTTCATATCGTATAGAAATGATGAAATACCACGCTAAAAATGAATGGATAGATAGGCAATTGAAATGTGCAAAAGAAACACTTCCTTTGTTGAATACAATAGCGTATTTGTCTAAGTAATATTAACAGGGTGGTAGAAATACCACCCGAAAAACAAAAATATTTATTATTATGAATGAAATTAAATGCGTAAAATGCGGGTGTGTAATTAACACAAATACCGGATACTATTCTGCCTTTGATTGTGGCTTTTGCAGAGAGTGTTGGAGTAAACAATCAGATAGATTTAAAAGTGAACAGTTGATTAAAGCACTCGCAGAGAGATTCAAATGTAATATTAACAAATAATTTATTTTAAAATGGAACAGTATTTAGACTTACTAAAAGAGACTTTAACCTATGGTGAAAAGAGATCAGACCGAACAGGAACTGGAACTATCAGTTTATTCGGTTTACAACGATCTTATGATTTGCGTTACGGTTTCCCGCTTGTCACAACTAAGAAGGTATTCACGAAGGGAATTATATATGAGCTTCTTTGGATGTTAAAAGGAGACACCAATATAAAATACCTAAATGAAAATGGTGTTCATATTTGGGACGAATGGGCAAAGCCTTCCGGTGATCTTGGACGTATATACGGTAAACAATGGCGTGACTGGCGTATAAATAGCAAGTTAAGAGTAGATCAAATTGAGTCAGTTATATATATGATTAAGTTCAACCCGAATTCAAGAAGGATAATTGTTAGTGCTTGGAATGTTGGAGAACTACACATGATGGCACTTCCTCCGTGTCACTGCTTTTTTCAGTTCTATGTGTCTGAGTCCGGTTATTTGGACTTGAAACTGTACCAAAGAAGCGCAGACCTATTTTTAGGCGTTCCTTTCAACATTGCGTCTTATTCTATCTTGCTGTCTATGGTAGCGCAGGTTTGCGGCTTAAAGCCTCGTAGATTCATTCACACTATCGGGGACGGACATATATATTTGAATCACGTTGAACAGGTGAAAGAACAATTGAGTAGAGAGCCGTTCGCTCTTCCAAAATTGGAACTAAACCCGAACGTTCGTAATATATTCGATTTTAAGTATGAAGATATTAAGATAGTAGATTATAAATGCCATTCGGCTATAAAGGGAGAGGTTGCGGTATGAATGAAAAAGAATTTTACAGGTTTTTAGCCTATAATAAATTGGTAGATTTTGAAAGATACCTTCACATGGAATCTGTATATTATCTGAATAACTTGCTAAAGAAAACCGTTAATTCGTATTTGAGAGATTGTATATTGAACGCTATAAATCATAAATTAGCGGGATTATAATTTAAAAGGTATGTGCAACGCTTTGCACATACCTTTTTAGTTTCTATATATCACATACCGAAACTATCGTTGCTCTATGAAACAAATCTAACAATATGTAGTAACAAGTATGAAAGTGATACAAAGGTAGGCTTTTGATTCTATCTAATAGTTAAAACGATTCGTTTTACATTTCATTAACAATAAAATTAAAGAATTTCTTTGCGTATTTAAAGTTTATCCTTAACTTTGCAACATCAAAAAAGAAGTAGTAACATTAAAAACGAATAATATGCAGATTAAAAAAGATCGAATTTACAAATTGCTTGTGCAAGTTTGCAAGAATGAAGGTATTTCATTCTCCTACGAAAAACTTGTTTTATCTCTTAATAAGTACATTGATGAAGACGAAGAAGATTCATTATTCGGATGTAAAATATCTGATATTGATATTTCAATCGCCAAACATATATCAGTTGATCTTTGCGGAACGCTTGCATTGAGCAATGTTATTTGCCAATTAACTTGCATCGGTTTCGGAGATTGCCCGAATTGCGGAGGTTTACTAAGATTGATAGAATCTTATCCCAAATTTAGCAAACAGTATTGCGATCGTGATTGTGAGCCGGAGAGAGAGGAAGAAAATGTATACGAATGTTTAACATGTGGAAAGGAGGTTATTTTATGAATATTGAAAACACAATGATCCGTATCAATGATGCGATTATAAGCGCACGTATGAACGGAAAAAAGATTACGAAAAAGGATATTGCAGCGTTGTTGTGGAAGGACTCAAAGCAAAGAACGCAGGCGGTAAACATGTCTGCCTTGTGTAACCACAAAACCCAAACTATAAAAATAGAGTGGGTGAAAGAGATATGCGAGGCTACCGGAGTCGATGCGAATTTCTTGTTTAATATTAACCCTAAAAAATAAAAGTTATGATTAAAAATTTGCCTAACATTCAAAACGAAATGAATGTTCAAAAGTCGAGATATAACAAGTTTGGCGGATACAATTACCGTTCGTGTGAGGATATTTTGCAAGAAGCGAAAAGGGTGTGCGAAAAATACGGATGTTATGTTATGGTGACTGACTCTATCGAATTTATTGAGGGGCGTTTTTATGTGAAGGCGACCGCAAAGATTGTTGAGACTGAAACGGGATGTATCGAAACGTGTTCGGCTTTTGCACGTGAAGAAGATAGCAAAAAAGGGATGGACTCTGCACAGCTAACCGGAGCTACATCAAGTTACGCACGAAAATACGCCTTATGTGGGCTTTTTGCGATAGATGACAGCATAGACAATGATTCAATGAACGGAGATCCGGAAACGAAAGGAAAACGGCAAAAACCAGCCTCAAAACAAGTTGCCAACCAAAGTAATACTGGAAGCAACTCAAATTATTTGGGTGTGCTTCTTGAAGAAATAAAAAAAGCAACAACTTATAAACATTTGGGCGATATTCACAAGAATAACGCTAATTACCATCAAAATAGTGAGTTCATGAACGCTTTAGTTGTCCGTAAGGCGGAACTTGAAAAGGCGGAAGCGGAAGCAAAGAAAGTATAAATAATTCGGGGGATGCGTTCCCCCAATAAAAATAAAAGCAATATGAAAGAACTAACATTACTCCCCAAATTGGTTAATGCTGATGTAACGTATATCAGCGAAACACATGAATGTTTTTCAAGCGATTTTAGAAAGCTGAGAGGAATAACAGGCTTTATCAACGATCAATTATTTCCCGGGAAACTTGATAATATACCGGATAATATTTTGAGATCGGCAACTGAGAGAGGGAAAGCGGTCCACGATGAAATAGAGAGAATCGACAAAGAAGGCATTGAGCCGGAAACTGTTTACGGAGAGAACTATTTGGATTTAAAAGCCGAAAGCGGTTTAATTCATATCGCATCTGAGTATATTCTAACTGATAACGAGTTTATCGCCTCACCGACCGATAAAGTATATTTGGGTAGCTCTGATAAATCGGTTGTATTGGGAGACATTAAAACCACCTATAAACTTGATTTGCTTTATTTGTCTTGGCAGCTATCAATATACGCCTATCTTTTTGAGAGGCAAAACCCAAACTTGAAAGTAGAGGGACTTATCGCAATTTGGCTAAGAGGTGACAAGGATAAGGACGGAATTTTCTCTGTTGAACGCATACCGGACAGCGAAATAGAATTATTCCTTAATTGCTGTAAGAATGGAGTTCGATATGCAGACAATGCAAGCAAAGACAGCTACATAGCAAAATTGGAATCATTGCCCGCAAAAGTTGCGCATATCGAAGAAGGCGTTTACGAACTTCTTGAAATGCAAAAGAAGATAGACGAGCATTTAGGCAAGTTCAAAGAACAGTTGTTAGGTCTGATGTCTGAGGCGAAAGCTGACAATATAAAAGGGGAACTTATTTCAGTCACAAGAAAGAAAGCGTATAGCCGTGAATCACTTGATTCTAAAGCGTTGAAAGAGCAATACCCCGAAATATACGATCAGTTCGTTAAAACATCAAATATTAAAGAATCAATTCAATTAAAAGCGTTATAATTATGGTTATAAATGAAAATTTAGCAAAAGAGATCGGTTTAGATGATTCAGTAGTATATTCAGTTATGTTTCTTATACTTTGCACTGATACATATAAGGATAAGTTTAAGGGATGTAGGGTAAAGAAAGAACCTAATACCGTTTTTATTACGATTTCTAAACTTAGAGAATTGATTCCTTTTATGTCTAAGAGCAAATTATACAATTCTGTAAACAGATTATTAAAGCGTGGGTATATAAAAGAGGCTAATTATAGACTACCCGGCACTAATACAACTAAGTGTTATACAATCGGAGAACTAAAAACAGAAAATAAATGAAACAATTTCATGAAGAAAACCCACCGATTGAGGAAGATTTTAACCCGTGAGATGAAAAAGAAAGAGCAGTATAATTTAATAATAAATTAACAAAAAAATGAAAACTGGATTTACCGAATACGAAGAAAGCATTATACAGCAAATCTGTTTGTTATATAATATACAGATAAGGACTTATAAACAGGGTGTGTTTATAGGAATGATTCCTAAAAACGTTCGTATGACCTTGAACGGTACTTATATGATGGATTTATTAAATACCGGAAGCGTTGTTTATCTTGAAATAAAAGATGGTATTAATGTGTTAATAATTATGCACCAATAAAAATGAAGGAAATTGATTTTGTTGTATGTGGGAATAGCTACATAACTAAATGTCCATTCTCGCAAAAGAAGGTTGGTTCAAAACCTTGTTATGATTGCAAATACTTTGTTATGGAAAAATCATACATAGATATTGGAAGCGGTGGCGAAGGTGTTATTATATGTTCTAAATTGAATAAGAAATGAATAAAATTAAAGAATCAGAATTAAACATCCTATTAGAAGAAGGTGAACTTTGTGATTATTGTCCGTATGTTAGAGGCGAAATATCTAAAGGGCTTTATGATTTATGCGAAGGATGTTATTGTGAACAGGCAAAGGATAATTACGTAATTGAAAACGATTTAGATTATGAAGAATAGATTAACTTGTTAATGTGTCCCAACATTTAGAGTAATCTATAATACACCCACCAACGTTTTTTTAGTTGTGTGGGTGTTTTTTGTGGTGTGCCGAAAAATAGGCATACCTCAAATATGGGTATCACCAATTTTGGACACACTCCTATCGTTCTTTTAGTTATATCTAATTATCAGACGTTTACAAACAAACGAATGTTAAATTATAAAATATATGCGTTTTCCCCTTACGGTATATAATCATAAACGCTATATTTGCAGAGTCAAATTTAAAACAATATGTATATGAAAGTAGAAAACTTAGTTAAGATTAAGAGTTATGCCGATTTAAAGGGAGTTACAGTACCTTGGATATGGAGGCTTATTAAGAGGGGAAAATTAGAGTATATTCAAATTGATGGTGCATGCTTCATTGAGTTAACGGATGAAGAACTGAAAAAGTATGCGGAGTACAAAGAACGGATAAGTTCATTTTTGAATAGCAAATAGTATTAATCATTAAAATTTTAGAAAATGAAAGATTTAGTTTTTAAGGGAGAATCAAATCAAGTTTTAACAAGCAGCTTATTGGTAGCTGATAAGTTCGGGAAAAATCATAGAGATGTGTTAGAATCTATTAGAGAGCTGATTAAGGGTAGAGCGGAAAATTCCGCTGTACTAAAAATGTTTGTTCCATCTACTTATATAGCGTCTAACAATAAAGAAAACCCGATGTTCATAATGAATAGAGACGGTTTTACATTGTTGGCGATGGGCTTTACAGGAGAAAAGGCATTTCAATTTAAATTGGAGTACATTAACGCCTTTAATAAAATGGAGGAAACTATTAAGAACGGAGGTTTTAACGTGCCTAAATCGTTCCGTGAAGCATTATTGCTTGCAGCAGAACAGCAAGAAGTTATAGAGAATCAGCAAAAGCAGATCGAAGAAAAAAACGCAAAGATCGAAGCTGACAAGCCGAAAGTTTTGTTCAGTGAAGCGGTCTCCGCCTCAAGCAAATCTATCTTAGTGCGTGAACTTGCAAAACTTATCACCCAAAACGGTTATCAGATCGGGGAAAAGCAGCTATACGAGCGATTGAGAAAATCCGGATACCTTTGCAGCGTTGGAGAATCACGCAATCAACCTACACAGACATACATGAATATCGGTTTGTTTGAGATTAAGAAGCGTGTTATTATGGAAGGTGGTGAAGCAAAGGTTTACAATACAACTGTCGTTACGCCAAAAGGAGTACATTATTTCATTAATAAGTTTTTAGGGAGGGGAATGAAATGACGCATTGTTTTGACGATAAAGTAGCAACAAAGTTAGGAGTTGAAGCGGCATGCGTATTGCACAACTTCGCTTTTTGGATAAACAAGAATATAGCCAATAACCACAATTATTTTGAGGGCAGATATTGGACTTATAACACAAGGGAAGCGTTATCTAAACTATTCCCGTATATGAGTCAATCTAAGATATATAGAGTGATAGGAAAGTTGGAGGAAGAAGGCTATTTGTTGAAGGGGAATTTTAATAAATCGGGTATAGATAGAACAACGTGGTACGCATTAACAGATAAGTGTATAAAATTCCTTTTTGAGTGCGGATATACGCTTATAGGCTATTCTGAGCCGATTTTGCAAAATTGCAAAATGCAAGTTGCAGAAATGAACAATGCAAGTTGCAGAAATGAACAAACAATACCAGATAGTATATATACAGATAGTAATACTAAATCTCCTAACGGAGATTATAGTATAGCCACGCGCGAAGAATCTGTTTTGTTCCCGGTTGAAAAGAAACCTTTAGCCTCAGAGATATTTGGCTTTACTGCAAAAACCTTAGATGTGACTAAGAAAGTGATAGAGCGAACAGATAGTTTTTTCGATCAGCTAACATTCCCGTTCGAGTCGGAGGAATTTAAAAAAGCCTTTTATGTGCTAATGACTCAACCAAAGTGGCGGGTAAAGACTAAGACTCTAACAGCTATGCAAGCAAACCTAAACGAGATTGCGCAATTTGAAGAAGGTTTTGCTATGCTATTGATAAATCAGAGCATATCTAAGGGATGGGCTTCACTGGTATACGAGTCAACGCCAAACCAGTATATGCAATGGCTACGGGAAAAGACGGGAGTCTCCGGAAATACACAGCCGGCAAACAATACTAAATCGTATTTTCAGAGTGACGAACAGCGCAGGATGTATCAGTCTTATTTAACGGAGGACTTTATATAGCATTTTAAGGCTTAAATTTCAATTTTAATCACTAAGACAATAAAAGTATCATGTATTTGGAGAAAATAGAAAATTCGGGCGGAAAATTAGCAAAATACGAGGGTTGCGGATCGTTTATAGAGAGGAATCGCAAATTTTACGAAAGTGGCAACTTCGGACAGCTATCAAAAGTAGATCAAAAGATATTCCGTGATTCAACTTTGCTTTTGGTGTCCGAATGTACAGACGAAAGAAAAAGAATAGATAATTTTTCTAAGGTTCTTAACGGAGTATGTTTAGAGACTGGTTTAAAAATGCCGGATGTCCGGGACGCAGGAAGTATATTTTATGCTGTTTGTGATGTGATAGATATGTATTTCGATGATCTATCGTTCAATGAAATTCGTTTGGCATGGCGGTTACTTGCTGTTGGGGAACTCGACCCGTTTTTGCCAAAAGACAGATACGGTAGTCCGGACAAAAATCACTATGGCTCTCTTTCGGTTGATTATATTTCAAAGGTTCTAAAGGCGTATAAGAAAAGAAAGGTTGAAACGATGGAACGAGTTTCTCAGATTATGCCGGACGAAAAGCCAAAGCCGACACCCGAACAGGAAAAGATGTTTTTGAATTTGCAGGCATACAATTTTGTTCTCGCCCTTTTGACGTATAAGTATTCGGGACGTTTCCGCATAGAGCGTGACAGGATAATAAACGAGTCTACATTTGCGTACATGGAACGATTGGGATATGATATGTCGGTAGTACCTACGTTAGCAGACAAGAAAGAAGCTTTGTTTCAATTTCAAGGTAGACCCGTAAATAGCTTTGCGCAAATTTTCGAAAAAGAGTGTATTTCGAGGTTTGGGATAGACCACGAAGCAGTTTATTTTCGTGCGGTACTGATAGCCAAGAAAAGAAAGTTATTCCAGTATTGGGATGAAATGTTAGCCTTTTCAAATGAAGGTGATAGATCAGAAGATAATATTTGGAAGTTGTATTACTACATTCAATAAAACCAAAAGTTATGAATAGAAGAAAAGTAAAAAAGAGCGGTTATCGGATAAGGCGTACAAAGCCTTCCGATAAATTCGTTTATGTCTCTGACTCGTTAACATACGAAAGGAGAAAAAAGGAGGGAAAGAGATGTTATACTCTGTATTGCAAATATGCGTCTATTAACTATTTGTGTGTTTCTCGAAAACAGGCAAAATCTTTAATGAAAGGGTTCTTGTTACTATGGAAATAGATATTATTTGCGCAATAGACCCGGGTGTGTCGGCTGGTGGGATAGTGGTATATAAGCCGGGAAATAGCCTTGTTACTATCCCTATGCCACGCACGGCAAAGGGTATTTTTAACGTGTTTCAAAAAGTGAAGCGTTCCGGTAGTCCTGCAATATTTATTGAGCGTCTTTCGGTTCGTGGGGGTGACTCCGGAGGCGGGAAAGAATTTAGAATAGCAACTATGTTGGAGAATTATAACTACCTTGTATGTTGTGCGCTCGTTCTTGATATTCCTTTGTTCCTATGTGCGCCTATTTCGTGGCAAAGTGGTTTAAATCTGAGGGAGAAAGGAGAGAAAGAGGAAAAGAAGGATAGAAAAGAAAAGTATCTTAATTATGCGATGAAGCAATTCCCACTTGCAAACGTGAAATTATGGAATAGTGACGCTATATGTATTTTACGCTTCGCACAAATGAAGATGATTTGTGATGTAGATTGGTTTTCAAGTAACATGCAGAACGAAAACAGTACGGAAATATCATTTTCTTCCCCTCTGTTGGACGATAGTATTAAATTCGTGGAAAGATATGTGTTCAAAAGAAAACGATCTAAAAAACGATCTAATTGAATCGGTGAAAGAATTGAGAAGCGCACAGAAGCGATTTGAGCGATTCGGGGAGAGATACAGAGATAGGAAAGAAAAGGCGGAAAAGAAAGTAGATGAAATTCTGTTGGTTATCGAAGATAAGCAACTATCTATTTTCTAACAAAAGTTAAATAACGGGTATTTCGGAAAGATTTACCCGTTTTTATTTGCGTGAATTTAAAGTTTTGCTTTAATTTGCAGTACAAAAATAAAAAACAGTAGTAACAATAAAATCAATTAATTATGCAGGAAATTAGCAAAAAATTAAGTGAACAGTCAGTAGGAACGGTTTTGGATAGACCGGAGTATAGAAAAGAGCTTTCTATTTATTGGGATGGCTTAAAAGAGCAACGGAAAAAGGCTTCGTTCGAAATATTGCATCACGGAGGTATTCCTAAAAGAATAACAATAGATAGAGTCGGTAAAATGGATACGGATCAACTTATATCAGAATTTAAGCTGATACTTGACAGAAAGAGTGAGTTGCCTGCAAGTCTGAGGTACTTTATTTCGGATGTGTGCGGAAAGGTATTTATCAGTTGGTTTACAAAAGTGATTGAAGATGAAGCAAAAGAAAATAACGATACCCGGGAAGGTAACTAAAGACGGTAAGTTATCCATCTACATGGGAGAGCTTAACGAGTTTATGAAGAACAACGCAGGAAAAAATATAATTGCGGAGTTTACGGTATTAGAACCGTCTGATTCTTCATCCTTGCGTGGATACTACTTTAAATACGTTGTTCCCCAATTTCAGAAAGGGATGTGCGAAAATGGGTACAGGTGGAGCGAAGAAGAAACGGAGGCTTATATGCGTAGTATTTGCCCTATTACGATGGGTGAAGTTGTAGATGTTGAAACTGGTGAGTATAGAAAGGACTCAGTTAAAGTTACCGATTTAAGCAATAGCGAATTTGTCGAATACATAGAATTTTTAAAGCAGTTTGCGGCAGAAGAATTTAGTATTTATATTGAAGAACCAAATAGATTTGTAAGATGAAAGAAAATGAAGAAATGACTTTAGAGGAAAAGTTCAATTTGATGTGCGAAGCATTAAGTATATCACCGGAGAGAATTATAGATAGGGATATTACCCGTTATGTATCACTTCGAAGAAATTGCATTATCCATCAGCTTTACGCCTATAAAAATCACGGTTTACCCGAATTGATAGGTCGCACGAAGGTTTTAATTATGAAAGCGCATGAACGTTTTCAAGGCGAATTAGATGTGAAAGATATGACAGCCGTAGAGTTTGTCCGGCTTATAGACGAACGACTGCAAAAGTATATTGATGGCAAAGAAGATTAAGAATTTTATTCTCGTTCATTGCACGGAATGTAAATTCAGTTCAGATCACCATAATTTGATTTGCTATTGCAAAAAGAGAGATAAAAAGTTATGCAGTTGTCCGAACATTGGGCGGGTATGTGAGTTTTACATTAAAAAATAAAGTATCATGTTAAAAGACAATTTTGAATTAAAGAGAGTTAAGTTCTTGAATAACGGTTTAGAAGTTGATTACAATGATTGCCGTTTGATTGATGGTGAAGAAACAAAGACGTTTCACAAAGTAAAATGTCCCGAATACCCACATAGAGATTTAGGAATTGCGGCAAATCAGCTTCGTTCATATATCGTTTATTTGATGGGAATAATGAATTTTAAGAACATCACCTATTTGTCTGATTTGGCAAAACTAGACAATGAGTTAAGTAGACAATTCGATGAATATTTTGAAACGCTTGCTACCCGTGTCGCCATTAGCGAGATAGTTTACGATCCAGAAAAGAATACAATCGTTTTCAAATATATTTTCGCAGGCGTAGATTTATCCCGGTTGAAAATGCAAACGAGCAAAATTATGTTGCACGGTGAAGGGTTGAAATTTGAAATAGCACTACAAGAAGATTTTGAAGCACTGAAAGATGAAATTTTCAAGTATCTTTTTGAGAATAAGCGTGCACAATTGGAGCTATTCGGTGAGACAGCAACGGCAGAACCGGACGATAGTTTGACGCCCGATGATGATTTAGAAGGTGACGATACGTTTTTTGATGATGAAGAAGCAGAGCAGCCGGAGTTGATCGAAGAAGATGTACACGATTGATACGTTTGAGGAAATAGATTATTGTTTAAGCAGGGGGTATAACCCCTTGCTATTTAATAATAATTTCGATATTGAGCCTAAAACAAGGTATGAATATTTAAAACGGATGTTCGGAGAGGGTCACGGACAGAGGGAAAATGAACGTTTCTTCCGGTATATGTGGGATATTAAGCCTCACTATTGTGAAGAATGTTTAAAGCCGTTAGCAGGGTACTCAGCCGTTTATATTTCGCATATTATAACGAGGGGATCGAACCCAATGATTGCGCACGATCCTCGTAATATAAACATACTTTGTTTCAATTGCCACAATCGTTGGGAACACGCTAATACCCGCAAGGGGATGCGGATATACCAAAGTAATTTAGAAAAAATAAAAGTCCTCAAAAGGGACAGTTTAAAACTGCAAAAGAAATGAAATTAGTAAAATTTGAACTTATATCGGGAAAGGAAATTATGATTAACCCTAAATCGATTGAATCAATAGTTCGATATACAGATGATTTTTCGTATATTAACGTAATAGGTGCAGATAAGCCGTATATGGTTAAAGGATCAATTGAAGATGTCAATAAGGCACTAAGCGAAGGTAGCAAGATTGATTCAATAGCCGGACTTATGGTTATCGTCTTTATTGGAATTTACATATTATCAACATTAGCAAATTTATTATCGTAATGAACTTAAACAAAATCGAATTGATCGGGCGTGTTTGTGCTGATCCGCAAGTTAAAACCTTCGATAACGGAGGAAAAGTGTGTAACCTTTCTATTGCAACAAACGAAAGGGCATATAAAACGAGTAACGGGATCGAAGTTCCGGAAAAAACAGACTTTCACAATGTAACATTCAAAGGTAAATTGGCTGAGATTTGCGGGCAGTATGTTACAAAGGGAATGGAGTTATACGTAGAGGGTAGTTTACACTATCGTAAATATACCGACTCTAATAACGTTGAAAGAACTATTTCTGAGATCGTTGTAAGGTCTATGCAGATGGGAAGAAAAGCAGGTGAGGGAAACCAGCCGACAACCGGAGGCAACGGAAACCAACAGCCGACAACCGGAGGTTATAGCGGTCAACAGCAACCGCCTCAGCAGATGTTTACTCAAAATGATGATTTGCCGTTTTAAGGTGATTTCTAAATTGGGGATGTATGTTGCATCCCCTTTTGTGTTAAATACATGTTAAAACTTAAACTTTAGATTGCAATATTAAATCTTATCCTTATATTTGCAGTGTCAAAAGGAAACAAATTACTAACATTTAAAAATAAATATTATGGCAACAATGACATCAAAACAATTTTGTGAGAGAATGTATGGAATGTATAACTTGCTTGGCGGTGGTGATTTCGGATGTGCTCACTGTTCAGACAATAGGTTTTCTTGCGGATATAGAAAGGAGAATACGGTTTTAACAAATGCACTTATGAAGGCGTGCGATAATCACAAAGTTCCTTATAAGATCGAGGCAAACGAATATTGTATCAATTTCGTAGTAGAATTTAAATAATAATAGCGGTAGAAATACCGCTTTAAGCTTATAGTTATGGAAAGAAGAAGATTATTCGGTCAATACAAAATAGCGATGTTTAAAAATAGAGGAAACGATACATTTGCGGGAACTGTTGGAATAAGAAACGGGTTCATGTATCAATGTGGTGCATATCAGTATTTTACTAATTGGGAGAATGACAATAAAATATCGGTTACAGAATCAAGTACAGGTTTTCGTGTAATGTCTTTGGATGTTGAAAAGGGTGAGACTCCTAAAATTACGCATGATAGGATAGTTGAAAAGCTAAAAGGCTTTGAACCTTCTGTGGGAGACTGGAATAGTGCTAAAGAGGTGATGAAGAAATATAATATTCCCTATCCTCTTAATGAATGGATCGTAGGACTAAAAGACATAAACCATGAATGAAGAAATAGAGAAAGCGAGATCGGTAAGTAACGAGGTTATTTCGGAAACTATCAGAAAATCGACTGATAATATAAAGGCAATGGAGGACGATTTCAGATTAGTAAGAAAGAAGCTTCGGAAAATTGGCGATCGAATAAAATTTGAGAGAAAGAAACTTGATATATACAACGAAGAAATAAAAAGGAGGGTTAAGTATGGAATTTGGTAACTTACTGTTAGATAGATTGGGGTTTAACCGTGAAATGTTGGAAGCTAAACTTTTGGAAATATCCACTAAGGAGAAAGAGATAAGAGTTCTAAAGAAAGAAGTTTCCGGTATAATGGAACACATATCAAAATTGGAAAGTGCGTTAAATCATGGAGAGCATTATTATTGCGGTGCTTGCTGCTATCTTGAAAGTAAATGTAATAAGGGAAAATATAAGTGTCTTGAAACCGGAGAATACAAGAAATATCACTGTAAAGCGTGTGAGAAATTTAGAGATTTACCATTTTAATAACTAATTATAAATTAAATATTATGATTGATTTTAATCAAAAAAGTATCTCTTTAACTAAAGAGTGTACAGAACAACATGAAAGAATGAAGGCAAAAGGTTTTTATGACTCAGAGGTTTTTGAGTGTAAAAAATGGGCGTTGATAGTGTCTGAGTTCTGCGAAGCTATGGAGGCGGAACGAAAAGGAAAGTTTGTAGAAAACGAGATTTACGATATTGTTTTAGGGTGTGAGGAAGGTTTTGAAAATGTATTTAAACAGTGCGTTAAAGACACAGTTAGCGATGAACTCGCAGACGTGTTTATCCGGTGTATGGACGCAATAGGACATTCTATTGATAAAATTGCGTGCCCTTCCGAAATTTTTGTTTTCCAAAGTATGGTTAGCGATCATTTCAATAGGTTATTGTATTTTGAAAAATCTATTTCATCAATTGTTTATTATGCCATTCAATTTGTACCGAAATCTGTATTTGGCAAATCGTGCATTATCGAGTATACTAACATGATGGCAATAACCATTGCAGCCGCAAAGATTTATAACATAGACCTATCTAAAGCAATAGAGGCAAAGATAAGATATAACGAGTTGAGAGGTAAAAAACATGGGAAACAATATTAATTCATTATGGAAGAAAAAATTATTGATTTAGCAAGAAGAAGCGTTTATTATGGTGATCCGGAAGGTTACCAAGTTGGGGGATGCCATTACAAGGCATCCGGCATGCAACTTTCTGAGTTTTTAGAAAGTAATAAAGTTGGTTTCTTGGAGGGGAACGCAATGAAATATGTGTTTAGGCACGATAAGAAGAACAAAGAAGAAGATTTGCTAAAGGCTATTCAGTATATCAAATTGATTCTAAAATACAAATATGGTAAATTCTTAGTAGGTGATATTCTGTTGAGTGAGGAAGAATATAGAAAACTGGATGAGCTTATCGAGAAACAAAATACGATTGAACTTGATACTACTTTTATCAGAAATGCGTTAAAAACCACATCAATTGCTTCGCCTAAAATATCGGTAGACAAAGCAACTTTATATGTTGCAAAGCTAAGAGAGGTTAAAGCCGAATATATCGAAAATTTTGTTTTGTCGGATATAAAAAAATGCAAGCTTTTAGATATGGGACTACGGTATAGTGCGGCAGGTGGTATCTATGTTCGTTTTGATTCTAAGAGAGGAGAAACAATATGTGTTAAGCCGGGTTATTATGTTGTTCTAAATGAAGATGGGAGATATGAATCATACTCAAAAGAAAAGTTTGAGTCTACTTTTCAACCAAAATACTAACAAAAATAAATAATGATAGGTCACGTTGCAAATATAGCAGCGTGACTTTATTTTTATATTATCTATAATAGTGTTATTTTTGCGCATATTGAAAGATTATATAATTTGTAGTACAATATACCTAATAGGAATTATAACTTAAAAATACGTCTTAAAATGGATAAAAAAATAGGTTCAATGAAAAGAGGGCAGGGAAGGCACAGCCGGACGGATGAACAGACTGAAAGAGATCGTTCCTTTGCCTCTGATTTGTTTTTGAAAGGTTATTCTTATAGAAGAATAGCGGAAGCGATTAACGAGCGAAATAAGGCGGATGAAGTGCCGTATACCGTGACTTATCAAACAGTGTATAATGATATTCAGTTTTGCCTGACTCAGTGGAAAAGAGAACAGTTCGATAATATAGATCAGTATATTACGCAGGAACTTCAATCTTTGGATAATGTAGCCCGTGAAGCGTGGGAAGAGTGGGAAAAGTCTAAGCGTCCCAAATGTAAGACAAAGTATATTTTAGGGAAAGCTAAGGAGGTGCAAAAGGAAACAACAACGGGTGATCCTTCTTTCTTGAATGTAGTTCTCAACGTGCAGCAAAGAAAAGCAAGGTTATTGGGATATGATTCTCCGCTATGTATAAACTTGGTAGGAGACAAAGAAAAAGAAAAGCCTAAATACGATTTTTCGGATGTTCCGGAGGACGTTTTAGAACAATTGGCAGATTCTTTGCAAAATACGGAGGGTAAAAAGTGAAAAAAGTAAATGAAATACCACCTATTGAGATTGTGAAGCATGTTGCGAGGAAGAAGTTTAAGAACTATGCTAAATTCATAGATGATAAAATAGTTCTGAGTCAGTTTCACAAAACGTACTATGAAATTCTTGATAGGTTCGCACATGGTAAGATCAAAAAATTGATTGTTACAGTGCCCCCACAAACTGGAAAATCGGAGGGTAGTAGTAGAAAGCTACCTTCTTTTCTTTTGGGACTTAACCCGTCTTTAAAGATATTGATCGGTTCTTATGCTGCATCACTCGCAGAGGGGTTTAATAAGGACGTACAGAGAATCATGGATACACCGGAGTATAAAAGCCTATTCCCCGACACCCGAATAATGGGAGAGGAAAAAAAATCGAGGTATCAAGCGTTTGCGAGAAACTCAAAAATGACGGAAACAATCGGAAAGGGTGGGTATGTTATATCAGTTGGACGTAATGGTAGTTTGACGGGTAAATCTGTTGATATAGCCATATTGGACGACTTGTATAAGGATCATATGGAGGCAAATTCTCCGATTATCCGGGAAGCTGCATGGAAATGGTACACCACAGTTGTAACCACCCGTCTACACAATAACAGTCAACAACTTATTGTGTTTACGAGATGGCACAAGGACGATTTAATAGGTAGGATCGAAGATAAGGAGAATGTTATCACTGTTGAGAAGTGGGAAGATTTGGATAATATACCGGATGGCGCATGGGTTAAAATAAACTTTCCTGCTTTAAAGGTGGGAGAACCAACAGAGATTGACCCACGTTTACCGGGTGAAGCACTTTGGGAAGAAAAACATAGCGCTAAGAAATTGAACGCACAAAGAGAACTTGATAGAAATGAATTTGAATGTTTGAATCAAGGAAACCCGGGTAGTGCTGAGGGGACTCTATACGGTAACTTTAAAACGTATACCGATAAAAACTATTTTGGTGTGTTGGTCGGAAGGGGTAACTATACAGACTGTGCGGATACTGGTAGCGACTACCTTTGTTCAATTTGCTATGATAAATACCAGTCAAAAGAAGCGGTTTGGAATGAAAAGGAAAGGAGGTATAAGCATCTTATTTTCTGCCTTGTCACTGATATTATTTATACGACTGAGCCAATAGAGGTTACGCAAGTAAGTGTTCCCGACATGCTAAATAGAAATGATACAGATTATGCAAATATAGAAAGCAACAACGGAGGGAGATCTTTCGCTGTTAATATAAGCCCTAAAACCAAGACTGAAATAAATTGGTTCTGTCAGAAGTTAAATAAAGAGGCTCGTATATTATCGAACGCTGCAAACGTTACTCAGTCTATTGTTATGCCGTATGGGTGGGAGTCACGTTTCCCGAAATTCTACGAACATATAACAAATTACCTTCGTGAATTTTCAGCGAATAAGCACGATGATGCGGCAGATGTTTTAACTGGCATAGTCGAGAAAGAAGTTATTCCAACTATATATCAAAAAAGAAGAGGAATAAGGGTTATAAACTGATAAAGTAGGAAAATGTATCAGACTTTCAAGTTTATACGGTATATTTGCAAAGTAAAATCAATTGTTTAACTAAATTTTTATAATTATGTTGTATTGTGATTGTCATTTAGGTGAAGCACTTCCGGATATTCCCGCATTTAGCTGTCCCGACAATTTCGGGCAAGTTCAAAAACTTGCTTTTCAGAGACTCGAAGAAACGGCAGGAACTGCAAATACTATGACTGCCGAAAGTATCGTAAAGTTGGCTACATGGACTTCCTTACTGTCAGCAAAAAACGGTACTAAAGTAGTAGTTACGCCTTATATTTACGAGCCGACAGTAGAGGCGGGCGCTGCCCTTACTTATGGAGGCGGAAACGCAACTCCCGGAGGTGTTGTAGAAATTTTAGGGTCGGAGTCGACACCGTTTACAGCTTCGTTCAAGAAGTTGCCGCAAACCATTATTAAGGCGATGAAAGCGTTAATGTGTGAAGCAGGGCAGATCGGTGTGTTCCTTATCAATGGAAACGGTCAAATCGCTTGCGATAAGACGGGTGATAATTTGCACGGTTTCCCGGTTTGGTCGCTATTTATCGGTGATAAGACTATCGGAGGTTTAGAAGCGCCGGATAGCAATGCTATTACGTGGAACTTCATGCCTAATTGGTCGGACAACTTCACTATCGTGAAACCTGAGTTTAACCCTCTGACTCAGTTAGTGCTTTCTACGGGTATAGGCGGATGATAGCTAAAAAAACGTATATTTCCCTCAGTTGTGAAGAACTGGGGGAAACTCGTTTATTCGATATTGAACACGCTGAGAGACTTTTGGGAATGGTTAATAATGGAGGGTGGCATATACCGGAGGACTCAGAATTTAAATTAAATGAAAATGGGAAAATCATTAGACGAAATAAGGGAGATATACAGACATCCGGAGGGGATCAGTCAAATAGCGAAAGCAAAGGAACACGAAGAAAGAATAGCGTTTCACACACGGGTGAGAACGAGTGATGATCGTAATAAGCCAGTAATTGACTTTCTTTCTAAGGTTAAGACGTGGATAGCGAAAGATAAATATGATATTTTCCTATCTATGTTCCATTTCCCGGTTAAAACAAATGGTGTTACTTCTGAGATATTCGACAAACTGAGCCGTGTTTTCGATGGTAGGAATCCGGTTTATAACTATCAGTTTAAATCATCTGAGGATCGGGATGACTGGGAGTATTACCGAAAGGATGTTTTAAAAGAACCTTCGGTTTGGAGTACGGACGGTTGGGGTAATTTCAAGCATAGAATTAACTCTGTTTTGGTCGTTGATATGCCGGAGGTACAGGTAGGAGAAAAACCAGAGCCGTATTTTTTTTGGTTGCCTATTGCAAACGTACTTTCTTATCGCACATGTGGGAAAGACTGTAATTTGATGGCTTATATCATGTACGTAACGGACGAAAATAAGATCGTCTATATTGATGAAGAACGTTATGTAAGATTTGATAAAACGAGGGAAAACGACTTGATTTTAGAGGTAGACAATATGCACGATTTGGGATATTGTCCGGCTCGTTTCTTTTGGTCTGACTCTATATCATTGAGTGAACCCGACATTAAAATAAGCCCTATAACGAGCGAACTCGACTCTTTCGACTGGTATCTTTATTATTCCACTGCAAAGAAGCATTTAGATTTATACGCGTCTTATCCGATTTATTCCGGTTATGAACGTGATTGTCACTATGAGTCACACGATGGCAAAGAACGGTGCGATGATGGTTTTTTAAAGAACGAAAAAAACGAGTGGATAACAGGTGTGGACGGAAAACCGATGGCGTGCCCGATTTGCTCAAGCAAGCGGTTGCGGGGTGCAGGCTCTTATGTTGAGATACCTATCCCGGATGAAATGCACAACGTTCCCGACTTGAAAAACCCGATAACTATGCTATCCGCTGATACCGGATCACTCGAATATAACGTAAACGAGGAAAAGAGGCTGAGAGAGGAACTCGTAAGATCGGTAACAGGCGGAGAAGGGGAGTTAAATAGGTCTGAGGCTATTAACGAAAAGCAAGTTAAAGCGGGTTTTGAGTCCTTGACTACTAAACTAAACAGAATCAAACGAGGCTTCGAGGAAGCGCAAACATTCGTAGACTCTACTATCTGTTTACTCCGTTATGGTGATAGCTTTGTTTCTTGCAATATTAACTACGGTACTGAGTTCTATATCTATACACCGGAAGAGCTTTCAGAGCGTTATAAGATCATGAAGGAAACAGGAGCGTCCGAGGCGGAACTTGATACACTGAGGCAACAGATCATCGAAACGGAGTATCGGAACGACCCTACACAGATGCAAAGGTTATTAATCCTTAACGAGATAGAGCCTTATTCACACTTAACGAGAGAAGAAGCGGTAAATCTGTATAAAGAAAACGTTATAAGTGAGGAAGATTTGCGAGTTAAATTAAACCTTCCTACATTTGTGCGTAGATTTGAAAGGGAGAACATGAATATCATTGAGTTCGGTTCTGCGCTTGACTATAAAAAGAAAATTGAAATAATTATTAAAACTTTAAAAAAGTACGCAAATGGTTTACAGAACGGATCAGTTAGATCAACTGAATGAAAGTAATTACGTTTGCCCGCAGGATGAAGTTAAATTGTATCACGTTATTCAAGAAGTGAAAGAGTTTAACCCGAAAACAGGGCAAAGAATCAGCGTCCCGGTGTTGCAAAAATACAAGCGAAAGACTTTTGAACTTGATATTTTGCCGAGACTGCCAAGATTGGGTTATACATTGAGAGTTGTTTTCGACCCGGTTAAATATGAATCTACAATTTCAGAGGCAAGACGAGCCGCAGAACTGGCAGCGAGAGCCGAGGCAAAAATGAAGGCAGACGAAGAACTGAGAGAGCAAATTAGACGTGAAGAAGCTGCAAAACTTCGTGCGGAGTTGAAGAAACAAAAAGAGAAAGGAGAAAAGTAATGTTAACAGTAGATTTGCTTAGACAGAATAAAGCGTTATCGGAGCTATCGGATGAAGTTCTTAACGCTATTTCAGAAATTTCTAAAAACGATGAAGCGCAGACGGTTGCGGCAAAGGTGAGAGAAGCCGAAAACAGTATTGCTTCTCAAATGAAAGAGGCTTTTGGTATTGAGGGTGTAACCGATCTCGATTTGAAAACCGCAATTGAGTTTGGCAAAACAAAGATTTCTAAATCTGATACCTCAGCTTTTGAAAAGCAGATTAACGATCTGAAAGAAGAGCTAAAAGCGGAGAGAGCTAAAAAGGGAGGTGACCGGGATACAGATAAAATCAATCAGCTTACAGCCGAGCTAAACGACACCAAGCAAAAATTTGCTGAGTTGAACAACCAACTTTCAGAGAAAGAAAAGGAGTTTAACGGTAAGTTGAACGATTACAAGATCACTTCTTACATTTCAAGCGCAATGCAGGGGATGAAGTTTAAAAAAGATATTTCAGAGCCAGTTTTAAACGTTGTGAAGCAACAGGCGGTTAACTTGCTTAAAACTCAATTTTCACCCACTTTGCAAGGTGACGAAGGTTCTGAAAGTCTTATTTTCATGAAAGACGGTGTACCTTACAACAACCCTGCAAACAGTCTGAAACCGTTTACCGCATCAGAACTTCTGTCTCAACAGTTTGAGCAGTTCGGTGTGCTTGACAAAGGTAGACAGGCTGGCGGTGCAGGAAGTTCCGGAGGCGGACAGGGTAACGGTAGTTTGCTTGATTTAAGCGGCTGCAAAACCAAAGTAGAGGCAAACAAGGTTGCGCAGGAGTATTTAGCTAAGAAAGGTTATACAAGCGAGTCGGAAGAGTATCAAACGGAGCTTGATAAAATTTGGGTTGAAAACAAGATCGCAGATTTGCCAACAGAATAACTAAAGAGGGGATTAAACCCCTCACAATATAAACTTTAAAACAATAGATTTATGTCGTTAATTGCTACAAGAACACAGGAGTTTAGATTAAAAAACCCTAACATTGACAAAAATATGGCACGCATGACCGAATGGGGTGCGTATGACTTCTTTTTGTCTCAAACAAATGCGATGGACTCAATGCTATCCGATGAAACGAAGCGCAGAGCATTCGCATCTATGGGAAGCGATATTAAGATTCCCGTAATTGATTACGATAAAAAAGTAACAGTGTCAAACGCTCGCACATGCGTTATCGCAGATGCGGAAAACACTTCACGTTTGATCGGTGTAACTTGGAAAACCTATGCTTTCGGCTTCACTATGACACCGAACATGTATTCAAACAACGAAATCGATTACCAACAGGACTGGAACAGAAAGCTACAAAAGCACATCCGTAAGTTCATGGATACCGTTGATAAGGACGCTATTGCGGCTTTGGAGGCAAACAAAACGCGAGTGTTCGGAAACTTGCTGTATTACACAAAAACGGGTAACGATGTACAGGTGAAATTTACTCAGCGCAACGACATCCTTAGCGATTTGCACCCGATGTTCCGTGCAAACGACTATTCCGGTCAACTTCATATCATTGGCGACACTGGTGTAGACTCAATGTTGCGTAAACTGGAACAGCACGGTTTGTACAATGACGTTAACAAACAGTTGGAGTATGCAAACAAAGTGTTCCATTTCACCAACAACATGACTTTAGAGCCGGATAACTTCGCTCAGATGTACGCTGTTGAGTCGGGTAACGTTGGTTTGTTGACCCGTGTAGACCGTGCAGCCTACAACAACACTAAGTCGGGCACGCATGAATTTGGAAAGGTTGTTCTTCCTTATTTCGGTAAAGAGGTTGGAACACACTACTACGAAGAAGTGGGCGATCAGTCAGCTATCGCAGGCGAAGCTACTGCCGATATGACTTGTGACGTTAAACATTTCTACGGTTTCTCAGTAGATATTGCTTTCGTAGTAGCTTTTAACTCCGATCATGCAACAATCGCCAACCCGATTATGAAGGTCGAAGTAAACAAAGAAAATTCGCAGTTTGGCGGTACTCCGGTATTTATTACCAATGCTGAGCAGATCGGTGGAGGTTCTCCGGCTGGCGAATTATCTGTTAACCTTGCTAAAATCGGAGGTAGTCCGGTTGATAAATCTGCCTTGAAAGTAGATTTGGATAAAGTCAAAGGTAAAGCGGTTTCGGCTACTGGTGGCGTAGTTGAAGTTAAAGTCAATGCGCAGGCTGCAAATCTGAATGTTGAGGTGAAGAACTCTGATAGCGCACCTGCATCAACAAAAACTGTTGGCGGAGCGTAACGAGAAAGTAAACTAAGTATTAACAAAGGGAGGGGGACAAAATCCCTTCCCTTTTTTTATTTATAACCATGTACAGATTAAAGGATATACAAAAAGAACTTGCCACGCTCGTAGGATGGCGGCAGTCGTACGATAGAGACGCTAAGATAGACGAAAGTTTAACGGTGTCCGATAGTGGTGTTATGTTTCAAGACGTTCACCCGCTTGTGACGCTAAGAAACATTGAATCTATTATGCCACTTGATTACTATTTACGTTATCCGGAGTATCGGGATACCGACACTTATAAGCCGGGTGACAAGGTAGTTTACGGCAAGGACGTGTTAACGCTTCGTCCGGACGTATGGGAGGCAATAACAGAGAATGTTGGTGTAGCGCCTTCCGATGGTGATAACTGGAAACGGTACAACCCACTAAGCGATTATTTGCGTGAATTGAACGAAAGAGCGATCACCAATACCGTTACTCGCTTCATCAATGAAAAGTTGATTGCAGGGGAAACAAAGACGCTTTTGGAGCGTACAAACTTCTTCGATGGTTCGGGGAAGATAAATAACGAGATTGACCCTACCGATAGTATTGTAGGATATGAAATATTGCCAGTCCGTTCTATGGGAGTAACAGCCAAGATCGAGAAGATAGGTTTGCAGTTTAACAAGCCGGGAAGGGTAAAACTTTACCTTATGCACACCTCACAGGTAGACCCGATTAAGACGTTCGATTTGAATTATACTAAAAATGGTTCTTATCAATGGTTTGATGTCGGTAACGATGTGTTACTCCCTTATATGTCTGAGGAAACTTCACCCGGTGGCTTGTGGTACTTGTGTTACGATCAAAAAGAATTGCCTTTGGGGATGTATGCTATAAACGTCTCTAAGGACTTTTCACGTGACCCGTGCGGTACTTGTAATATCGGAAGTGTGCAGGCGTGGAGAGAGCTAACAAAGTATATCAGAGTGTCGCCGTATAGAGTTGATTCTACGCAGTCGGAGGATGGTGTAAAGATGTGGAATATAGAAATGAACATGTATACGTCTGCAATCTGCTACGGTTTAAACGTTCAATTGTCGGTAGGGTGTGATATAACTGACTTTATCATTCAGTCTAAGTATGCCTTCACGCATGCCGTTTCCCTGCAAATGGCTTCTTATGTGCTGCGAGAACTTGCATTAAATCCGAACGTTCGGCAAAATGCCAATCAATTGAATATCGACCGTGAAACGCTATTGTACGAAGTTGACGGAAACTCACAGGGACGTGCGCAGGGTATCGGATACGAACTAAAGAAGGCTTTTGAGGCTCTTTCTATTGATACAAAAGGGATGGATAGAATATGCCTTTCTTGCCGGAACAACGGGATAAGATTTAAAGCAACATGATAAGCGGTCTAATAGATAAGTTTAAAAAGGTAGGTGAGGAACTCGACACCGGAGAAATAGCAAAAAAGATTGTGCGTGACAATGATAATATACTTATTGACATGAACGCACAGGATCAGCTATACGCAAAGGGTGTTAACCGTTTGGGCGTTCGTATGGATGAATACCAACCCTACCGACCCTTAACTATAAAGGTCAAAATAGAAAAGAGGCAACCGTACGACCGGGTGACACTAAAAGACACAGGAGAGTTTTACGACTCTTTTTATGTTGAGACAGCAGAAGATCGGTTTTACATAAAAGCCTCAGATGAAAAAACTAATTGGCTTATCAAAAAATACGGTGCTGAGATTTTCGGGTTAACAAATGATTCACTTGCTGAGTTTATTAACGATTATGTGAAAGACGAAGCATATAACAGAGTAAAGGAGATATTAAATGAACGATAGGGCTATAATTAGACCAAATGCGACACTTTTCGATAAGACGATAGCCGATGTACAGGTAAGCCTAACAAAATCGCTTAAATGGCTTAATTTCGCTTTCGGGAACGTGGTTAAATTGGTAGAGAGAAACGAGAGGGGGAAATTTGTTACCCCATCAGTGTATTTTAAGGGAAATGATTATTTGCGCTTAGATCCGGACGATAAGCGGGGCAATGTTTGTTTTTTCTATATGCACGACTCACAAGATTACGAAGGGGGAGACTCTTTATCTGGCTTTGGCGATCTGAGGGGGACGGTTAGCATTATCTTTTGGTTCGATACCCGTAAAATCCCGGGAGCAGAATATTACAACGTGGAGTTTGTAAAGTCCGAAATACTGAGAGCCTTAACGCACGAACTTTATCTGCCATCCGGTGATATACAGGTGAGGAAGATATTTCACGATGCCAACAACGTATACAAGGAGTTTTCTATTCAAAAGACGGATAATCAATACTACGTTTATCCCTATGCTTGTTTGCGGTTTGAGTGTGATATTCATTGCGAAGAAGGGTGTTATTAAAGGGGGAGTTTCCCCCTTTTTTGTGTTAAATACGTGTTAAAACTTAAAGTTTCGCTTGCAATATTAAATAAAGTCCTTATATTTGCAATGTCAAACAACGGAAGTAGTAACAATTAAAAATCAAGATTATGACAGCAATTGAAGTTAAAGAAGTATTAGCGAACAACAGGCAGTTAGTTATTAGCTATTTCAATGAAAATGTTAAGCAAGATAGTTTCTATAATCTTAGTTGGTTTATGACTCGTATTTTGCAAGAATCTGAAATCGTTTGGAGAAGAAGAAAAAACGTATCAGAAAAAGAAATAATGTCAGTTATCGCAAAGATCATGAAGCAATATCCCCAAATAGCAAAGAACTACGTTAGCAACATTGAAAAGGCTGTTAACTATTTCGGAGAGGATAAAGTAAAACAAATGATGAATATCAAGTAACATACAAAAAGCCATGAAAGTAGATAAGTATCTAAAGAGCCACAAGGCAAACGAATTTTACGTGAAAAAGTGTAGAGGTTATTATCTCGTTATGGATAGCTATGATAAAAGTTTGGCGTCTATGGAGGTTACAGAAGAAGAAGCTAAAAAGGTAGCCGAACAACTTAACAAGATTCGCAACGAAAGATTGAATCTAACCGTTAAATAATAGCTAAATATTAAATTTAAACTTGCAATATTAAATCTTATCCTTATATTTGCAGTGTCAAAAGGAAACAAATTACTAACATTTAAAAA